GTCCCCGCTCCACTCAGCGTCCTCATCAGCCATCATGGGTACAGCAGCAAATGGCACGACTTCTTTGCCATATGGCTTTTCTTTTTCATCGTCGTCCCCATAAGAGCCGTATCTTTCGTCGTCCTTGTCGTCTTCGTCCTTGTCATCTTCGTATTCCTTCAACGACCGGCCAAAATCAATAAATGACTTCTCGATATCGGAACCCTCTTCAGCCTCACATTCAGGGAAGACTGACTTCCACATCTGGACAAGATCATTGTCCAATTTGATCCAGTTGTCATCCTTCGTACGCTCTGAGTGGGCACGCCGCATTTCGCGAAGTACATTCAGATCTTGAGGATTGACCAGGCCGTTCTTAGCAGCCTTTCCAATGACTGATACAGCCCCAGTATTCGCGGGAATCGGTGCAACGGTCCACTCCACCAAAAGATTGTCATCAAAAACCATACCTTGGGGGCCCAGCCCCAAAGCCTTACGCTCATCAACATCTGCGACATTAATGACGTTACGTGTAAAGAATCCGACGCTGCCAGTCCTGATGATTCGTGCCTTGGCAAGTCGATAAATTGTATCTGCGTAGTCGTATTCGTCTTTAGTCGCGAACACAGGGAGAAGTTGCAGGGATCTACCTTCGTAGTCCTCTGTTCTTCTTTTCATTACATCCCACTTGATCACAGACCCAATAGGAATTGAATCCCACTCGTGCGAGTAAAGCATGACAGGATTGGTGGCAAATGCCTTGAAATCCCAATTTTGCAGGACAATATCGCCATGACGGTCAACCCGTTCATCACTTGCCCACCATGGCACTACACGCTGACAATAGTCTTGACGCCAAACAAGTCCAGCATCAATCGCCATCTTTTCTAGTTCTGCACAAGTAAAATTATGTGATTTCCGAGACGGCTGTAAGCCATCACGTTCAATCTTTACTTGGCCATCTTCTGTGACAGAAAGACCCTCCGGCTCCGAATGAGTCTCTTTGTTGTCAAAGAGAAAACGTTCTACCGCTTCAGCGGAGTCTAAAATTTCAGCACTTTTGATCTGATGGCTTTTCATAGTCTCTCATTGTATCTCAATGTCGGCAGAACTGGACATTCGTCGCGAATCTCTTATTCTTGGCAACCGTTGCCACAAACCCAACGTTCTTTTGTAGACCCAGAAGCCTCAAAGAACTGTTCACGCACCCCATTGAATACGTACTTGGATTGGATATCAGAAATCGATCCAGCCTTTTCGTCACTCAAAAGGATGCCCATGAGTCTTTCAACTTCGTCTTCGGACTGACAGTTGCTCAGAGATTCTGACACCATCAAGAATGTTGTTTTCCACAACTTTTCACTTGAGTCCTTCAGCCATGCAAAGACCTTGGGATGGTCAATTTCTGGGCAGTCCTCTTTGAGGTCTGCGACTTTGCTGAAGGTGTAGGCCGATGTAAGTGCGACGGCATCAGCAACCTTGAAAGAATCGTATATGGCAGATTTGCAGTCATCTGAATCAAGCGTGAAAGAGCCGTTCTTCTCTTTGACACCTTTCTGGATCTGGACAATCGCCTGCTTCCAAGCCTTGTCGTACTCTTTGCGTGCAGACGCCAAACTCTCTTCTGCTCCGCTTCGCAGGATTTCAGGAATTGAATCCTGAGCCATTGGAGCCGTTCTGGGCTTGATTGTTGGTCTAATGTCCTCTGGATCAGGATCCGCATTCGCTTCGTCTTCAACAACGCTCTCCGTGGGAACTAGGGTTGGATTTGTGAATGCCGTGTCGTCGCCTGGATATCCCGGTACCGTCAATCCTGCAACTTCAAATGCCAAGGATGGAGGCATATGAATATTTTGAGCAGTCAGCTTGTCTACGACTCCAATTTTGTCGATAAGACTTTGCCTCAGTGCTTCAATGCCGCTGAGGTCAAACGCCCCAACCACATCGTCAGTCTGGGAAAAGAAGAGGCTTCCGTCCAGTACGTCCTCGAAATATCGGACCTCAGGCAGCAAACACTTGTCCCAGAAGTTGAAGTCTTGGCCAAGTTGAGTTGCGTAGTTGATCTGCTCTGTGATACCAGCCACGCTCTTGGGGACACGCATCGTTCCAAATACTTCCTCTCGGTTGTACTTGATTGAATCGAGGTAATCCATGTCTCTAGGCGACATGCCAACTGGGACATATTCCAAAGACCCAGTCAGGATCGCAAGTTCACTTCTGTTGCCGGGGCCTCTGTGACGCTGCTCCCATCTTTCAACGAAGTTCTCCTCTTCCTCCGCAGTCCAAGGCTCACTTCCACCCTTGTCGATAAGGATGCCTCCAGGGTTTGCACCATTTTCCAACACAGACTGATTGTGCTGCTTTGAAAGCATGTCAGTCTTTATTGCCATAGCGGTGGGCCCAACCGGAGCAAATCCTCGAACCATGTTCTCAGGGTTGATGTACTTGAAGTGCAAAACCTGGTTTTTTGAAAGAAAAACCTTACTATCTTTGCCAGTAACAGGGGAGTACTCTCCACCCTTGTATGCCTTCAGATTATATTCCCAGCCAACGAGTTGGCCTTTGTCGATGACCTCTTTCATTGCGTCAGGATTGAGTGGGTGAATCTCAGTAGGGATATCACCACGGCTACCTGCGGAATCGCTGCCAAAGCCAAGAAGCCAAAAAGCCTCACCCTTGAGTGCCATAAAAAGTTCGGTTGCCTGCCACAACTGAGCACCAGTCATGTTGTCATTGGCATTCATAAGAACCTGATAAACAGGATGGTTGTAGTCAGGAGCCAACGCCTTGACCTTCAAGCCGCTGAATCTCGCAGGATTTGCAGACTTGGTCAAGTGTCTTTGGACTGCACGCCTGGACTTACCAGCGCGAGGAAAAGCTTTTGTTCTAAGTCTCTCCCGCTGTACGGATTCAGTTTCTCTGTATACGTAAAATGGCGCTTGAGAAAGGTTTATAGCCCGCACCATTGCTGTGCAGTAAACCCAAGCGTGATTCTCAAAAGGCTCGGTCGCACGGTATGCAGCATCAGCATTGAGGCCAAAAAGAGAAGAAATATAGTTTGAGTAACTCCGCCGGATGGCCATAGAAGATGTTCTACGCTCATGTGCGTTACCCGTGATGCTCTCTTCCAGAGGAAGGGCGTTGCCATCAGGCCCGTAAATCGTCTTCATCTTGCTCTTCCTCGTCGCTAGGTGTCTCTGGCTCTGCTGGTGATTCTGGTTCTTCTCTTGGCTTTGGAACAGGAATGCCTATACGAAAATGGTTCTGGACTAAATCATCCAAGTCATAACCAACCACAAAAACTCGTGGTCGTGGGTTACTGTTCCGTATTTTGCTTTTCTTTTTGTTGCTCAAGAGCCTCTATCCTTTTTTTCAACTGAAACATATCCATCTCATACTTGCTTTTTTGGTGGGCAACTCGCCAGACCAGAAAAGCAGTGCTGCAGATACCTGCAATAAATATACCAATTGGTACGAATGTTGCCTCATCTATCAAAGATGGATTTTGGGTTAAGGCAAAACCAAGAGTTGTCATGCTTGTAGAAGCGGTGCCGCCGTAACTAATCGCTGCCGGATTTAGTAGTTCTGTCAATCCTCGCTCCTTGCTGTTGCAGCCATCGATTATATCGGCAAAAGTCTGTTCATATTTATGTACAATCGATATGAGTAGATTTTCAATGCAACATAAATTACCACGCTCCCCTATCTCTGGTCAAAAGGTCCTTTACATCGTCCGGGGGTTTGTCCCGAGGTCTGGATCGGTTATCGCAAGGGCTTTGGCCGGCAAAGAGGTTTACTCAGAGCAGCTCTTTCACGATTTTGAATCTGCACAGAACGACGCAAGGATCTATACGGAATCTGTAATATGGTGCCTTGAGAGTCTCAAATCTGTTCTGGCTTCTGATAAAAAAGTTGCTGCAGTTTACAATGAGTTTGCGACAACTTCTGCCGTTCACCCTTACGCCTCGTTGGCCAGAGATTATGGATGGGTTCCGTTCATCGTTGATTGCAAGACAATGGACCTGAAAGAAGAACAAAAACTACACGCTGACGAGTACCGCAACCGATGGGAAAACATATGGATCACCCAGATGAAGTAAAAAAATCTGAAGAAAGTCACGAAGAAGAGGAGAACAATCAGGAGAAAGATGTTATCTCTCCAGATGTGAAGAGAGGTTTGGATGATCTTCAGCAAAAGGCGATCTTGAAATGACAGATGCTTGGTCCATATCAGAACACCACCGTTACAGCCACACTATCACTTTCGAGCCCGAGAAAAAAGATTGGGTTGGATCGATCCTTTTAAGATCAGATGTTCACCATGACAACTCCCACACTGATTGGGGTATGGAGAAAAAACATCTTGACCTAGCCGTTGAAAGAAATGCACCAATCATCGATGGTGGAGATTTGTTTTGTGCGATGCAGGGCAAGTGGGACAAGCGTGCAGATACTTCAGCATGTCGTGATGAACACAGAAACGGAAATTATCTAGATGCTTTGGTTTCAACAGCGTCAGATTTCTACAAGCCATATGCTGACAACTTTGCACTCCTTTGTCCAGGGAATCATGAAACTGCAATTATCAAAAGGCATGAGACTTGTCTGACAACGAGACTTACTGAAAGAATGCAGTCAATGTCAGAACACAAGCGAGTCGCGATGGGTGCCTACGCTGGATTTGTAAGAGTCAAAGTCAAAATTAGAAACACCTCCTACAATTTGGTTATTTCAAGGCACCACGGTTATGGCGGCGGCGGACCTGTGACCAGAGGCGTGATCCAAACAAACCGACAAGCTGTCTATCAGCCAGACGCTGACATCGTTTGGTCAGGGCACACGCACGATTCATGGCAGGTTCCGATCTCGAGAGTCCGTCTAAGGGGTAACGGCGACGTGATGATTGATAGGCAGGTCCATGTAAAAACTGCTGGATACAAAGACGAGTACTCACCACACGAAGGTTGGCACATCGAAAGAGGCGGACCGCCGAAGCCAAAAGGTGCTGCTTGGCTTGAGTTCTGGGTCAACCGTAAGTCAGAAAAACTTGACTTCGAGATCCGGGAGGCGTTATGACCGATGGGAACGTTGAACGATACGACAAGATGATTTCTAAGCGTTTGATCGCCTCCTTCGTTGAAGAAGTTGGTGCGGACGCAGTGGTTGTCATTTACAGCAAGTCTGACGGAGAACATACATCCGTTCAGATGGGCAGGTTTGGCAACGTCTTGACTTGCCTTGGATTGATCGACTGGATTCAAGATAAGTTTTCAGAAGGCTATGAAAACATGAAGGATGAGCAGGATCCTGAGGACATAGCCTGATGGAGTGTTACGGCACGATAGAGATTGTTGGCGGTGATACTGTTGCTAGAAGTGAAGCGTGTTTGGCTTCTTGCGCAATCATGGATGATGGACTTACCGACATGAGCCCAATACTCTTTACGTGCGTTGTTGGGAAACTTGAGTTAAACCTAATATTGGATCCCGAAGAGGCGATCGACTTAGGCAACTCTCTTAAAGTATTGGGCCAGGGCGCGATTGACGACTTCGACCGTCGCGGGGGCGAAGCACCACGATACCGGGCTTGATTCTTTTTTGCTTTCTCATCATTGAGGCGACAGCCCACTTCATAACACAGTCATCATGCGCACCGCTTGACGACCCCCATGAGTTGCCACGCTTGACGTAGGTCAAGCACTCTTGCAGAAACTCTCGATCTCTGACCCAAGTCTCTGCCAAGTCTGGATCAGATAAAAGGTCCGCAATCTCGTCAAGCATCTGTGGCTTAGTAACCGCATTCGTTGACCAGCCTGGCTTTCCGGGTCGGTGATGGAAAAGATTTTTGCGGTATCCGTAATCCCATACTTGGCTTAGGACCGCATGCCCGTGATTTTCCCTTTCAATGCCGAGAAGAGCATTGTTATATTCTTTGCAAATACGGACGGCATGTTTCGCCAGTTCTTTAGGAGAGAGCAAGCCGTGGATTGCAGCAACCTGTTCAGCCGTATCACGCCGCATGATGCCAAGGCCACAACGGTCACCGCCTGGCAAACCTTCTGAAGTATCACATCCGACAACGTATTCAACGCCTTCCACCGGCTCAGCCCAGCGCACCTCGTACGTATTGCCGTTGAGCATGCGTTTTTTAATACCAGATATAGATTCGTTGAGATAATCCGGTATTCCCTCCAAGAGATCCACGCAGACTTTTGTATCAAATCTGCATGTCCCGCCGGTGAGAAAGCACGAGACATCATCTTCCGGATGCTCCTGTCTGAATAGTGGGCCAAGACGTTTCTCCGTTCTTCTACGCCATTTGATCTGGTTCACATCAAGTTGGTGGAGCCTAATAAGCTCCTCCTCACGATCAGAGATATTCAGCATGATGTGTTCTGCTTCATCTCTTTCTACATCAACACGATTTGACTCGTCCATGTACCAAGGCAGAAAGATCGGCGTGTAGTCATTCTCTCCACGCTTAGCCGCGTTGTAGATGTCATGGAAAAGATCCATGCCATTTGGCGTGGACTCCAACACGATCTCTCCCTCGGCAGCGGCTTCTTCCAAGCCGGCCATCACTTCGCGTTGCTTATCTTTTTGGTTGCCCCCTTGGCACCAGAAGGCTACCTCAGAGCCATGGATCCGCTGATACGTTCCACCACGAGCCTCGGAACTCGCCGCTGCTGTACCACAAATGAATCTGGAGTTAAGAGATGGGAAATCCATTCTATAACTATTGCCAACGCCCTTACGCTTAGGAGCTTCACCATGGTTGTTGTAATATCTCTGAACAATCTCAAAAATGTCTGAAGTCTTACGATGGGTGTCCGCCAGAGTCATCACAGATACGTTTTCGCACTGCGTCGACATGTGATAAGACAAAGCCTGTTCAATAGTGGTAAACCCGCCCTGTCGATACTTGAGCAGGATAAACCTTTTAGGCTTCCCTTCTTTTATGACTTTCCTTTTGATGTCCAGATATCTTTTCTGGATAGATCTTAAATTAAGATTGATGAGCTGTGCCTTCTTATTAACGATCAGAAGGTTCTTCGCACACCAAGTGTCGAAGTCGTCCAAGGAGTATTTACGGGTTGCCCGCTCCATGCTCGAAAGCATGGAGTGGAGCAACGCCTTGTCAAACTCGTTTAGATCTATGTTCAATCAACGCTTAAATTTTGCGATGATTGAAGACAGAGGAAATACTTGTCCCCCAACCCAGCCAACCAATGCACAGAGGCTTGAGAACCAAATGGTGCCAAGGAATTCGCTGAAGTTCATTGCTGCAAGTGTCATCATTACTTTTTTCTCCTAAGTGCTTCATCGAGAAGCGTGTCTTGAGATCTCATCTGAGCGATCAGCTCTCTCAGATTTTCTGTTTTGCCAGATTCTAACACATTGTGAATCATGTCTGCTTGGCGTTGAGTTTTTCTAGGAAACCAGCCTACCAGCCTTCTCATCAACATGCCGAGTCCAGATTGCCAAAGCAATACCATAACGACAATTCCGCCAATGACAAACGCAATAGTCTGAACGCTGGAGAGCCAACTGGGAACTGAATCTTGAACGGTTGTAAGATTCGTTTGAACTCTTCCTGTGATGTCCTGGATCTTCTGCTGCTCGCGAACTCCATCTTGGTCACCGTGCTCGGCAAACCTCTCTTCAGAAGAAACAGACAAATCTCTGATATCGTTGGCTGCAGACGAAATCAAAGCAGTGCCAGACTTGCAACCAGCCAACAAACACAATGACAATAGAAAGGCTCTCACTAATGTCTAATTATACCGAGGAAGATGATCCTACTTGGAACGAGGAGAAACTCATAACGTTTGTCGAAGGGTTTGGCAAAGAGATACGTCACACTGGTAAAAGCCTCAAGGGAAAGTCGGGCAAAGTCGTCCCAACGGAAAAACTGATCTCATACATCAGAGACGCATTTCGAAACTGCAAAAAAAATGGTACGGATCAAACTCTCTTTGACTCTGTATAATTTCTTTTATGACAGGATTTCAGGGCGATTCGGAACAGTTTTTTCAGTTGATTCAACAATATCGAATTGTGATTCCTAGAGCCAGGGCACGTGCCAGGTCTGCTGCACGTGGTATTGCTGGGCGAGTTGGCAAAGGGACTCTCCCGTGGGCCCCCAGCAACATGTCCAATTCAACAAGACACTTCAGCCCAACATCAGAAGTGGGTAATTACAACTCGCGTACTGACACTTTCACACCGGCAACATCCGGAACGATCAGACACCTTGCTTGGGATGGTTATACAAATTCTACCTTGATGGGAACATTGGGCTTGGGATCAGTGACGATATCCAGCGAAACTTTGAATGGCACTGATTTCAGAACACTGACCTCAACAAATCAAACCCCGCTCAGCGGCGCGCATGAAAAATCTGGAGCAAACTTTTTCTACGCTTTTGTTGTCAAGATCAACAGCACCTTTGAAAATAAGGCCCTTTATGGGTGTGGGAATACAACTGATGGTCACTCATTGACTTTTGATGGAACTGGTAATCCTGTTGTAAGTTACGCCAATTCTTCAACTGTAACCACAATCACCGGATCTTCCACTGGGACAACTGATGCTGTACAAGTTCATGTAGCCCAGCGTTTTGGCAACACGGTCAGATGGTCGATAGACGGTGTACTTTGCATTGATGAGACAACAACAGATAGTGGCGGCAGCGGGAGTGCAAGTGGTAAACTTTTTAGGGATTTAGATAACTCTAACATCCCAGATTATGAACTTGTTGAATTTTTCAGATCTGATATGACTGCGACTAGAAATATGGATCGGCTCAAAACAGAGGGATACCTTTGCCATAAGTACGGCATCAGTCTCCCGAGAGATCATCGGTTCTTCAAAACCGCCCCGACTGCTTGATTATTTGATACATTCGCCGCACCATGAGCGAATGCCATCTTTTTGGAAACGGACCTTCACACAAGGCCGCTCCCTCGACGCCTATTGAGCATTCCTACGGATGCAACATAAGAATCCAAGACCGGGCAGTCAAAGCTGTTGGCTGCATTGATTCTGGCTACACAATCAAAAGGCTTATTGAACAAACCAAGGCAGACCTCGACGGCACGTGTATTTACGTTGCCACGTCCACCTATAGGCACCTGTCGCCTCAACTTAAAAAAGTCTCATGGATACAAAAGCTTTTGGAGATTGGCTGGTCAACTGAAACCAGGCTGAACTTCAACTGGAACTGCGGACAAGTGATGAGCCACTTTCTCTCAACCAGATATGAAGTTGTAAATCTCTGGGGATTTGACAGCCTAAGCAACCCTCACACTTATAGCTGGCACCACGACTTACCAGATGCAGACCTATGTCAAATAAGACCGAGTTTCATTGACCAGAAGCAGCAACATGAGGATTGGATGGTTGGCTGGCAGAAGTTAATCTCTGACTTAGGGCACAAAACAATCTTTGTCAATAACATGCCCTCTCCAAATGGCACAATAAAAACAGAGGTTCTGAATGATTTGTTCACGAATCTGAGGGCGTAATTCAAAATGAAGGTATGTCATCTAATTGGTAATGGTCCATCTGCAAAATTATTTGATGGAAGATCCGGGGATATCTATGGGTGCAACTATCCAAAGTTTGATCTTGACTACAAGGCTTGCGGATTTGTTGACCAAAGTTTCCCTTATTGGGTAGATGCAACAGGGCACACCGGCCACTGGGAATGGTGGACTTTTGCTGAATTGCATGAGCATGTGAAGAAGTGGGATCTGATGAAGGGTCTTACTGTTGAACCGCATTTGGAGTTCATGCCCAACACAGGACAAATGATGGCAAAGAGGCTGTCCTCCATGTACGAAGAAGTTCATCTTTGGGGATTTGATTCTCTTTATTCGACCATCACAGCATCACTCACAGATAGGAACTTCACAAAATCAATGAGCAATAGGGCTCGAACCCTTGATATTTTCTGGAGACGGTGGTTCGAGGAGAACTGCTCTCCGCATGGGTCTTTTGTTTGTCATATGCCTGACAATGCATTTGCCATGGATCCGCCGCAAAACGTAAACTTGATTCAAACAGCAGAGCCTGAAGTTGCTCCTAAAGAACTCGAGACCTTAAGCTTTTTATCACGCTCTCTCCATCCGATAAATTACGCACACTTGGTTACAATTGACCATGAAGGTGAAGATTACGAAATCTGGTACGGGGACATGGCAACCGTAGACAGACTGAGAAAGGAACGCCAGGATGCAAAAGCACAAGAGGTTCGAGATACCTGACGACGTCGACATGATCCCAGATCAGCCAGAGAAGGTCGCGATATGCATCCTCAACAAAAGACTCGAACAGAAGCCTGACGGCAAATATTACAAGACCGTGATGTCCAGTTGCACGGTATTCGACGTACCGACCGGATTGCAGATCGACGATGAGCCTATGTTCGTCTCCGCCGTCACAATGGACCCAGAGATGAAGACAACAGCGGACCTCTTAGGAGCCCGTCTACGGGCCATATACAAGACCCTCATCCCGGAAGAGTTTTACAAATCTCACGGCATACAAAATTTAGTTGGCCTAAACCAGTCGGATCAGTTTGATGCAATAACAAAACTAAAAGAAAAAGGGTTACAGGCTCTTGTTGATACAATGGATATCTGGTGGCCAGACGATCCGGAGTACATGTGATGAAGAGCCGACTTCATAGATATCTTGCAGATTCAGCAATGGACTGGTATTTGCGAACTCAACTGAAGTCGAGCCCAAAAATTCAAATATCCATCACAGTAGAAGAGGGATGTTGGGGGACCTGTGAGCAAATCGGCTCCAGGTATAAGATCACGATCAATCCACACCAGAGCGTTCGAGACTTCGTCGCCACGGTCATGCACGAACTCACCCACGTAAAACAGTGGGAAACCGGAATCTATCAAGGCACCGGTGAACGAGAGTGCAAAAATGTTGAATACAAATTAGCAGATCAGGCCTGGACAGAAGGTGCTCTCTAATAAACAGATATAATCTTACATAGGGCCACTATGGAAGATAGATTAAGAGATTTAGAATCAGCACTTGAAGAATGCAAAAAAGGTCGGGAGTCAGAAAAGCAGCAATCTCTCGAGGAATGTGAGAAAAATAAATCACTCCTCGAGGCGAAAGCCATGAAGCTCACGGTCGCAGCCGCAGTCGGCGGTACCATCGTCGGCAAAGATGTGCTGGACGAGGTGGGCGCAATTCTTGCCAAGATCCAAGAATGGTTCGCCGCCAACTGGCC